CTACATGATCCGAAACGGCGCGGTAACCTACCGCATGCCGGTCAATCCGCGGTTGCTTGCGCTCGCTGATGCGCCGGCGAAGGAAGACTGGATTTCACTCTCACGACAGCAAGCCGCAGCCTGGGAGGGAATGCTGCGAGAAACCATCACGGTAGCCACCCGAAAGCATTTGCGTGAAGACGACCGAGCTCCATGGCCGTGGCCTCCGAAGGCTGACGGCACGATCTACACCGCAACCGGCCCGCCGACCAACGCCGACGGATCGCTGATGACCGAGGAAGATTTCGCAAATATCTGAAATTCAATATGGAGGGCATAATGTTGACGGCGACCGGAAAGAGCAACATGGAACAGGTTCGAGACGCGCTGACGGGTATCACGGGGGTGAAGGTCGAAGCGCCGATCGAACAAAACGCCGAATGGTATATGCTAGTGGTGCGCTCGAACTATCATCTCGACGCGGTCGACGGCCTGAGGCGGCAAGGGTTGCGGGCCTATTGGCCGAGCTACGAGCGCACCGAGGCCAGCAAGCGCATGATCGCAGGCCGTAGCGTCAGCCGAAGTGTTCGCTTTGGCATCCTTCCTTACGTACTCAGCCAGAAGGAAAGCGGCATTGACATGGCGCGCGCGATCGAGCGCGTCAGCGCGATCATGGATATCGTGCGCACCTATTCCGGCAACACGCTGTTTCTGAAGGACCGCGATGTCGATATCGTCCGTCGCATCCAGGATGGCCTCAATACTCCGAAGCCGGAAGCCTCTCTGCACAACTTTAAAAACGGGCAAAAGGTCAGGTTTCGCGATGACTTAGCGCATCACTGGCCACCGGGCCAAATAAACAAGATTGCCAAGGAAAGTAGAATCGGTGTTGAAGTGGACATGATGGGGCGGAAAGTTACGGTCACCGTCTTTCCGCATCAGATCGAGCGCATTTAGGAAGCCTGCGTGTCGCCGCTTCCTCAGGTCACTCGACGGCGGTCACCCCGTTTCATCCTCCTGCCATGAGCAGGACTGCCGCTGCATTCAAAAGCCTCGCCAAAAGCGGGGCTTTTTTTATTGCCCTATAGGTAGCGGCTGCGGTTCGACATCGTTGCCGCTGTCCGACCAAGTCCCCCTTGGTATGGCGTTTCCTCCCTAGACTTGGGCCGCTTGTGATCCCCGATGAACTCACGGGTGGCCCCTTTCTAGAAGATGAACAAACCGGAATCTTTTGGAATCGTTCCCGTGCCAGTCCTCGCCAACGAAAACCATGAGCGTTATTCGCGGCTGCGGGCAATCCTGATTCCGCCGCGGGCAGCTGCAAAGTCGATCGGTCTTTCGCCCAAAAGCGGGGTTGCGACCAAGCTCGAGCAGAACAAGCTGATCCAGGCCCGCATCGCCGAACTGGTTTGCGAGGAAGAGGCGGTGCTGCGCGAGAAGCGCCGGCAGATCGAGGCTTCGTTATCGGCGATCGCCTACGGCGACGGGTCCGACTTCCCGGGCCGTCCGCCGAAACTGGAATGGCCGCATCGGCTGGGCGCGATCAGCCAGCTCCGCGACATGCACGGTTTTAAGGCCGCATCGAAATCCGAATTCTCAGGCCCGAACGGCGGACCGATCGAGGTCGATCAGGTGAGCGATGCGGACCGCGCGCGCGCGCTTCTCGAAATCCTTCACGCGGCAAATAAGCCGGACGCCGCTTAGGCGGGTTGCCTATAGCCAGCATCGCTTTTCCAGATTTGCGAAAGAATTGTCGCAGGCGGTCGACGCCATGAGATTTCGCATCATCGAACCGACGTTCTTCCTGCATAAGCAGCGCCGCGTCGGCGAAATCATGGAAGCCCCGGTCGGACCCTATCGCAATGTCGCAGGCGCCTTTGGCCTTCAACGCATACCGCAGTTTGTAGAGATGCCCGACGAAATCAAAGACACCATCGTGAATGCGGCGCAAGGTGTGCTCCCCGAACAGGGGCAGGCTGGTCAGGCCGTCAACGCCTTGACGCCGCCGCCAATCAAGCTTGCGCCAAAGGCCAATCCGCTGGCAGCCCGCATCCGGGCGTTGACCACGCGCCGCGCCAAGTTTCAGGACGAGGCTGCGGTCATTCTTTCGCAAGGCGAGAGCGCGATGACACAGGTCGAAGCGACCGGTCCTGTGGTGTTGAAGCGTGCGCATCAGGCCTCGTTCGATGAACTGACGGCGATCACCGATCTGGCCACGTCGCTCAAGGAATTGGACGCCACCAATGGCGGCCCTTTGGAAGGCTGATCAATCATTTTCGGCGTGACGGACGCCGCCCACTTTCACTCCGTCATTCGCCGGCTTAACGGCAATCAACAGGAGACGACCAATGTTGAAGCGCTTTCGCAGCGCAGCCTTTGGGCTGGGCGTATTGCTGATCACTTCGGCCATCGCCACGGCGGCCGGTATCTATGCCATGTATCCGTTCATTGGCGGTGCCTCGTTCTGCGCCTCGACCGTATCGGGCGCAGGCGGTTTTGCCTTCCCTGACGGCAACGTCGGCGGTGGCGGCAACACTGGCCAGGGCCAAGCCAGTTCCGGCTCGCTCTGCGCCCAGACCGTTCCGGCCGGGCCGCTTGTCTTTGCGGGCACCGAATACTTCGCGGTAGATGTCGGCGCTATTCCTGCTGTCGCTGCTCCTACGACCGCGAACGTGGCGCTGGTCCAGGTCGGACAGGGACCGATGGTCGATGTCACCACGGTCCTGACGGCCCAGACCATTCCAAACAACACGCCGTTCTATTTCCTGGACGGCGCGCAGGCCTCGGCGCTGACGGTCACCATGCCGGCCGCGCCGGTCGAGGGCCAGATCCAGCGCGTGGTCTGCGAAGCCGCTACCGTCGGCGTGCTGACGATCGCGGCCAATAGCGGCCAGACGCTCAAGGATAGCCCCGGCGTCGCCTGCGTGGCCGGCGTCGGCTACGCCTACCGCTATCAGGCCTCGAACACGACCTGGTACCGGTTCTAGTCCAAGCGGTCACCACCCGCTCAATGCATGAACCTCGAAGAGGCGCAGGCCTATATCGCTTCGCTCAATCCCCAGCAGATGGCCAAGGTCGACCGCCTGCTGGGTCCTACGCTCGCGAACATCAAGTGGAACTGGCGGGCTCATGCGCGGCCTAATCAACTGGCGCCGCCAGATCGTAACGCGCAAGGCGTCCAATGGCTCACATGGCTGGTGCTTGCGGGACGCGGCTTCGGCAAGACGCGCTGTGGCGCGGAATGGGTGCGGGAAGAGGTCACAGCCAAGCGAGCCTCGCGGATTGCGCTGATCGCTGAAACGCAAAAGGACCTCGAAGAGGTCATGGTGTTCGGACAAAGCGGGTTGAATTCCGTATTCCCGCCGCACCAGAAACCAAGGATCACCAAGAAACCGATCCGGATCGAATTCCATACCGGAGCGGTCGCCAACGGCTACAACGCCACCGAGCCCGATCAGTTGCGAGGTCCGCAGTTCGATTGCGCCTGGGGCGACGAGATGGCGAAGTGGCGCTACGCCCGCGAAACCTGGGATCAGTTGCAGTTCGGTCTGCGTCTTGGGCTACATCCACGGCAGATCATCACCACCACGCCGCGGCCGATCCCGATCCTAAAGGAGATTCTCGCCGCGCCGACCACGGTCGTCTCTAGGGGCATCACGACGGATAACGAAGCCAATCTGGCGGCCTCGTTCATCAAGTCGATCATGGACAAATACGCCGGCACGCGTCTCGGCCGGCAGGAATTATCGGCCGAAATCCTCGACGACGTTCCGGATGCGCTGTGGACGCGTGCCGCACTCGACCGCGACCGCAGGAAGCCAGATCAGATCCCGCCCTTGAAGCGCATCGTGATCGCGATCGATCCGGCCGCGAAGAAAAACGAGATGCCCGAAGAAGGTGCGGCAACCGGCATCGTGGTAGCGGCCGTCGGCGAAGATAACCGCGGCTATATCCTCGACGATGCGACCTGTCGCGAAAGCCCCAACGGGTGGGCAAGGCTGGCGGTGGCCTGTTTCGATCGCTACCAGGGTGATTGCGTGGTCGGCGAAGTCAACAACGGCGGCGACATGGTGCAGGCCGTTGTGCGCGCCGTTCGCCCGACGGTACCGTTCAAGGAAGTGCACGCCTCCAAGGGCAAATGGACGCGCGCCGAACCGGTTGCAGCGCTCTATGAGCAGGGCCGCATCAGCCACGTCGGAACCTTCGCGGCGCTGGAAGACGAGATGGTCAATTTCGCACCGAACGGCATGGTCGGCGAGGTCTCGCCAGACCGGGTCGACGCGCTGGTCTGGGCCCTGACCGAACTGTTTCCGGTCATCACCAAGAAAGTGGTCGAAAAGAAAGTGGTCGCGCGCACCCCGGTCGCCTCGTTTCCTGATCGCAGCGGCAATGGCTGGATGGCGAACTGATGACCTATCCGGCCGACGGCAGCGACGACGATCCGACGCTCACGGGAGACGAGCGTATCGTGCATCGCGCGCATTCGCGCTTCAAGCGCTGCAAGGATTTCTTCGATGTAGCCTATGGGTACAGCCTCGAAGATACGAAGTTCGCCAATGGCGACGACCGCAACAAGGCGCAGTGGCCCGACAAGATCTTCGCCGACCGCGACGGCAAGCGCAAACCCTGTCTGACGATCAATATCGTGTTGCCGCATAACCGGCTCGTCATCAACGAGTCGATGCAGAACAAGGCCTCGATCCGGATCAGGGCGACGGGTGGCAAGGCGACGGCGGATGCGGCGGAAGGCATGCAGATGCTGATCGACCGCACCGAGTACATCTCGACGGCGACGATCGGATACCGCACTGCGATCACCCATCAGGTCGACGGCGGCTTCGGGTATCTGTTTCTCGATACCGCGTTTGTCGACGACAAGTCGTTCGACCAGGATGTCTATATCGAGGCCGCGCCTGATCCGCGCGCGGTCTATCTCGATCCCTTCAGCGTCCTGAAGGGCGACGGGACCTCGGCCGAGTTCGGTTTCATCTTCGAGCCGGTTCCGCGCGACCGTTTCAATCGCGAGCATTCGAAATTCAAGGACAAGGTCGGTACCGCGACGCTGGGCGCGGACATGAACTGGATCAACGACAAATATGTGCTGGTCGCCAAGTACTATGAGCGCGCCGCCAGGAACGACGAACTGATCTGGTACAAAATGGACGATGGCTCGGAATTCCGCGGCCATCGCTCCGAGATGGAGGCGAACTCGAGCAAGGAAATGGTCGATGCCATCATCGACCAGATAGAAAGTGGACAGATCGAGGGAAAATTCCGCGACGTCGTCACGCAGGACGTCAACTGGTACCTGATCGGCGGCGATTGCATCTTAAAGCGCGGCGACAAGCCGGAAACCCGCTGGATCGGCAAATATATCCCGATCGTGCCGTGCTGGGGCATCAAGACCTTCATCGAGGGCAAGTTCGACTGCAAGAGCCATACCCGCGCGCAGATCGCAGCACAACAGATGCTGAACTATAACGCCTCCGGGCAAGTGCAGTTCGGCGCGCTGCAAAGTCAGACGCCCTATATCGGGCCAGCCGCTGCGTTCGAAATGAACGAGAAAGAGTGGGGCGTCGCCAATATCGAGAATTATGCCTATCTTCCGTATAACGACTACATCAAGGAAGAAGGCGAGGAAGGCCGAACGGTAGCGAAGCCGGAGCGCCAGGAACCACCTCAGATCTCGCCCGTCTTCATGAAGGGCATGGAAGACGCCGAACGCTGGTCGAGGGTGGTGACC